TTTTTGAAGCGAAGCTTGACCGCTTGTGTTGTATAACAAAGCTTTTCCAAACAAAACTTTAGAAACTCTATCCTCCTGAAAAACAATTAAATCTGTTTCTCTAGAAAAAAGTTTTTGTATAGACCCAAACTTACTGTCTAATGTTTTTTTAATACCTCTTGAAGAATTAAATTCATTTAAGGAGTTATAACTTGTCTCAGCATTATATTTTTGTGAATATATTAAAGTGTTTTTTAAATAAACCCTTTTATATCCATCAAGTAACGCTAAATTAGGTCTATAATCTAAATCATAAAAAGGAGATAATCTTTCGTCTCTAATTTGTATACTTTCTACACCATTTCCAAAAGAAAAACAATTACCAACAGTTAAATCACATATTCCAGGAACTGAAGAAGTTTGTGTTTGTGTGTTACCCACATGAAAACCATTAACAATATCAAAGGTTTGTTCTGTTTCATAGTAAACATCACTATCTAAATCTTCAGGATCTGTTTCAAATATTGTAATACCGTCAACTAACATAAGGTTTATTTTAGCATCTAAAAACCCTGTTTCTGTTTGTCTAGTGTACTCAGTAGTTTGTACATTAACTCTGTGTCTAGTTGCAGACCCTGACCCTGTCTTACTAAATGTTAAATAAAACTGTTCATCTTTATCAGTATAGTAAGTTTCACCTACTGGTTTTTCCCAAGCCGTTTCTTCTATTAAAAACTTTTCAAATCCTGATGTAGTGGCGTCTCCTGTATAGTCACCCGAAACTATAAATTCTTTCTCATAATACTTAGAATCATCGCCTTCGGCATCTTGTCTTTCCCAAGCATCAAATTTAATATTGATAATACTACCTTTAGTTATGTTCAAATTAACATAATTGGATCCATCTAAATACTGTGCTAATCCAAACTCATCTTTTTCAGGTAATGTTACGTTAGCAAACCCTTGATTAGATGAACTAAAAAGACCCCAAGGAATTCTATCGCTTCCTTCGTACTCTGCATAATTATATGGGTTAAAATCCATAGAAAATCCAACAGGTTTTATTTTCATGTAAACGCCTGGTCTTTCTTTTATAGGATTATCAAAAGCATCTTTATTACCTTCAATCCAGCCCTCATCAGCATCATCTCCATCATATCTTTTAACCTCTTCATCTAATTTAGTTTTGTGTGAAACTTCTAAAACTTTTACTTTTACCTCTCTGTTTAATGGGCCATTGTCATCAGATTTAACAATCAAATTAGTGCCTTCCTCTACTTTACCAATATTATTACCACTAAGTAAAATCCATCTATATAAACCATCTTCGTAGTAAAAAGTACTGTATATGTTATAGTGTAAATTTCTATTTGTTTTTATAAAAAATTTAAATCTATCTGCCCAATACGGAGCTTTGTTATTTACAGTGAGTTTTGCAGAATTTATGTCTACAGCATTTTCAACAGGTACAAATATTTCAGAAGAATCGTTTCCTACAGTGCTTGTAGTTGGTATAATGGTTGAGTATCTACCATATTTATCTAAATAAACTAAGCCAAACTCATAGCTTCTATTACTTTTTAAAGATAAATTATTAGTTGAAGGTCTTAATGTGTACAAAGATTCACTTTGAAACTCAAAGTTTTCTGTAAAAGATGTAGAACTTGTATCAACGTAAATTATAGATGGAGCTAGTAAGACTATACTCGTAGAAGTTGAAGAATCTACAGAAAACTCTCCATAACTTGTTGTAGAATTATTTGGTGGTGGAGTTGAACTTACATTTTGAACAAAGTTACCTGTAAGATATGTAAGAAGCTCTACAAAATCATCAGAGCTTGCTAATTCACTCGCACTTGAATATGTTTTACTTAGTTGTATAGCGTTGTTTCCAGTAAAAGTTCCGTCAAAATATGTATTTGGGGAGCTTCCTGCCTCATCAGAAGCTAAATCTGCTCCGATCAAAAGATATGACCCTTTACTTAAAGACTTATTTGTAAGGTCTAAAGTTAGTTTCCTTTCTGTATTATCAATACTTGTAGTACCTTCTGTTCCTTCTTGAGGAGATGATACTTTTTCTGCCTTATAATCAATTCTAATTACATTTGTATCAGTTTCATTTTCTAGCAAATCATACTGACTGGTAATGTTTCCAAAAACTAATCTATTTTCTATAAACTCTTGAGCTTTTGCAGTAAGAGGTACATCATCAAATATTCTATTTATTTCATCTTTAGGTAATGCTCTATATATTTTTTTATTACTGAATGAAATTGTTTTTTCAACATTATCTACAAAATAATTTTCTTTTTTATTAATGTTATCTATAACATAAACAATACCCTCTTTTGGGTTTTTAAAACATATTTGAATATCTGTGACTCTTTTATCACCCGTGTTATACTTGATTCTATATGCGTTAAACACATTAACCATGGCTTTATTTTCCATGGTGCTAAAATCTAGATCAAAATTACCAGGAATGAATTGATAATTAGAAAAAGCAGATAATGCAGAATACTCTCCATCCAAATACTTATATCTATACGCAAATGAAAAAAACCTCTCTTTAACAGAGTTTTCGTCTATTTTAGGCGTATTATAAGGTGAAACTGTAGGTGCGTTTCTTGGTGGTTTTTTGTAAAGATTTATATCGTCTTCATCAAAATTATTTGTTCCATAACCTTTAGCTCTTTCAATACTTATACTTCTTGGGGGATTTATACCATCAGTAAACAATAATAAATTTTTATTAGATACTATATTGTAAATTACATCTATACCTGTAATCTTATTTAATTTATTAAAATTTAAAACTTGATCATCACCAGATCTTGTGTCAGCTAATACAACTGCACTAAATTTTTTTATAACATCATATTCATATATAAAAGAGTGTCCTGAATCATTAACAACAAACCAATATATTTTTTCATTAGCCTCATCAGAAACAGATCCAATACACATAGGATTGTCTGACTCTGAATTAAAAGTTAGTTTTGTGTTACCTTTTTCATTCTCTACAGCTCCAACATCGGAACCTTCAGAGTTTAAAACACGAATATTTAAGGCATCAGTATATTCCCCTTTTGGGACTAACCTTTCGTCAACATCTTTGTTGAGTTTTCCTTTTGAAAAATTACTACTTAATTTCATATTATTTAATCCACTTATCTCTTCCTTTTAATATCTGAGTTAGTTCGCTTAATTTTATAGTATTCAGTCTTATTTTTGCATTTCTTAAAGAAGCAGAAGATTGTTTTTGAGCTCTTCTAACAATATACTCCTGAACACCAAACTTAGATTTTAAAATAGTAGATTGCAAATAATCATACATAAAAGTCTCTGCAAGTTTGTGTACTTTTATTTCACTGTCAGCATAACCATATAAACCATCAGAAACATACTCAATAATTATGTTTTTATCTTTTAAGTTTGAGCTGAATAATATATAACCTTTATTTTTGTCTATTAGATAACTTCCATTATGATTAGCAGAACCTGTATCTATACCAAATCTTTTCCCTAAAGCATAAGAGTCTGGTTCAGTTAACTTGTCATTTGTGTTAGCTTTCCAATTATCTTCAATTATAGCAGTACCTTTTAAAGCATTACCATCATTGTCCATTAAAATATTTCTACTAGCAGAATTATCTTGTAAATATGAATCTGTAATTTTAGAATTGTAATTTTGTGGAATAGGGTGTGTCATTCCATCGTCTCCTACATAGGATATTTTTGCTGCACTAACAAAATCATGCGGCAAATGAACCTTAAGCGTTTCAGGCACTTGAATTTCAAATCCGACCACCTCTCTTAGAGCATCATAATTAAGCTCTTGTATAGCCCTTTTAGCGTGAAATACAACCTCGTTTCTATCTACTTTGTTAATTACCTTGTCGTCTCCTACATAACTTAATAAAAAATTATTAATTACGTCTTCTAACAACAAATACTGATAAGTTCCCCAGTTTTCACTTGAAGGGTCGCTACCATTATTTTGGTAATATTCTCTTTGCGTTATGCTTTGTCCTATTTTTGGCATCTAATTAAGTGTTTTGTTTTTGAAATTCTTGAGTCTCTATAGCATTAGTAACCTCTAATACTTCTTTTTCTCTTATACTCAGACCTGCAAACTTACATATCTTTATTACTAGCTCTGTCTCATCGGAGCTTGATATTTCAAAATCAACAGAAGTATCACTGTTATAAACAGGATCTGATGAAATAGTATTATAACCCCAATGCGGATCTGATGGTTTTTTGATATAATTACATTTTAAAGCTATTTCAGAATTCTGTGGAGTTGAGGCTGTATAATAAATACTTAAAGGTCTTGCAAAAACCTTTACGCCTTCTCTTTTGAATACAGGATAAGTAACAGTTGGTGAGCTAAGATTGCTGTTCACAATCATATCAAACTTGTGTTTTGGTATCTCTTGTAATACCTTTCCATTATAAGTTAAATTAATAAGCTTGTATAAATTTGATGGAAAAGAAAAATAATCATCTTCACCACCAACACTTACAGAACCTACATCAGTATACTGTAAAGTTGCACTTGTTGCAAAAAGGTCTATTTTGTTTTGTATTTGTACTACACTATCTCCATATCCCAAAGCTCTTTTTCTTTGATTTTGTAATAAAACAGCTCTAGAATAATCAGAAAAATAATTCTCAAATATTTCTAACTGAGCTTGTTTTGCAAAATAATCAAATTCAGAAGGAGCAATGTATCCTCGATTGTCTTTATTCAACAGAAATAAAACTGTGTTTCTTACGCTATTTATCATAGGATATATTTTTTACAAAAGTAATAAAAAAAAAGAGGTCATATCTCAGGCCTCTTTTCTTTGCATATAAAAATAACTAAGGATATTACAATTTGTTTGTAATATTTTGTAATACATCAAGACCTTCGTCAGTCTTAAAATACACTGCTAAAGCAGAATAAACGTTTTCACCATAAGGAACAACAATAATTTTTTCTTTCTTGTTATCTCCCCATACTACAGTTCTATTGTCTGATTTAATATGTAAAACATTCATTTCAACTGCTCTTACAGCTATATTTCTAAGCTTTAAGTTTTCATCATTTAAAAGATCCATAAATTCAGATGAGTTATTTCTAGCCCATATAATCATGTCTCTTCTAAGTTCAGAAGAAGTCATTCTTGATATTAAGTTTTTATTTTTTAAAACAACTCTAGCTATTGCTTCTAGGTCATTTATATCCATATCTTTTGCCGCAACTTGTGCATCTAATGATGAAACCATGTCTTGCACATCTTCTTGTGCGTCTTTTTCTGGGTCAAACTCATAATACCTTTTATTAAAATCAGGGTGAATTAATAAAAACTTTTGAAGATTAAGGTTATAATCTGGTACAATTAATTTACCGTCTTTAAATGTAATAGGTTCAATAGTAGCTATTCCGTCTTGTTCATCAACAAAAGGAGATATTTGGTTTGTAGCCCATCTCAAAGCTCTATTAAGCTGTCCGTCAAAATATGTTAGGGGTTTAGAAGACGTATGTTTTACATTAATCATATGTCTTATAGGTGTCTTGTCACCTTTTAAAATAAATATTCTTTGTTTTCTTTCTAGTTTAGGTAGAATTACAGAATATCCTGTGTTTTTTGTTTGTATTGCCATTTTATTAAAATTTAATTAGATTAAAAAAAGGGGAGAAGACAAGCCCCTCCCCATTTGTTATTATTGCATCAACATGAAGTTATTAACTCCCATTGTACATAAAGCTCTTTCTGATAAGAAATGAACTTCCATATTGTCTTTATCTGATGTAGATGCACCACCAGCAGATCCAGTTACCCAAGACTTGTATTTTCTGTCTTCAGTAGGAGAGACTCTATATCTTACGTGTAAGAAAGGTCTTTTTGCATTTTCTCCTAATACTTGATCGTAAATAGTAGTTGTCCCAGCAGGAACTAAAATACCATCAACTCCACCAATATTACCTCTAGTAGTAGCGTCGTTTAAGTATTTCCAGTCAGACTTATAAAAGTCATATCCGATTCTAAATCCTGTAAATCCAAGATTTAAAGCCATATCTTCATCATTATCGAATAAACCATAAGAAGAAGTAGATGCTCCACTATTGTTTTGAGCAGCTAATACTGTGTCGATTTTAAAAGATGTATCTCTGTTTACAAATAATACATTTTCTTGAATTGCTCCTTCTTTATCAAGAACTTTAGCAATGTTTTCAAGATCAGTTCTGTCTCCGATATCTCCACTTGATGTGTTACCATTGTTTTCGATTTCGTAGAAAAGACCTTTTGTACCTTTGTAACCTGCAGTTAAAGCTCCAGATCCAGAAGCAGCTGGTTCACCTTCAACCATTGAAGTCTCTAGGTAATCCTCGAATCTTAATCTAGTTTCATGCTCAGATTTTAAATACCATAAGTATCCGTTTGCTCCGTTTTCAGTGCTTACTTCTACCCACCCAACGTGTGCCATTTCAGATCCGCTTACTTCGTACTTATCTTTAATGATTATTGACTTGTTT